CCACGGTCGGACTTGAACCGACGACCTACGGTTTACAAAACCGTTGCTCTATCCAGCTGAGCTACACAGGCGAGGCGAGGATGATGGGACTTGAACCCACGACCACTAGCGTGACAGGCTAGTGCTCTAACCACTGAGCTACATCCCCATACGTTGAAACTCAAACGCACCCCAATCAGAACCCCAAACTTTTTGATGTGTCTCAGCATGGAGACCACGATCAAGAACAGTGTAAGTATCTTTGGTTAGTTTTACTTGATTGGCAACGTAAGTTTTTACATTGTTTCTCGTAACCCAACACTCACATGTATCGTTCTGACCCTCAAAGGTATAAGATCCTGTTTGTCTAATAATATTATCACATCCCTCGCGGTATGTCAAGAGGTCATCGGTGAGTTGATCTAGATTATTACACCCAACAAACAATGCTGGAGTTCTAATTTCGTAGTTCTTAAGACGAAAATGTCCTTTCTCAGCGACAACTTCAATCACAAATTGTCGGTATGGTCTATTTAGTAGATAGTTATATGCCTGTTCGCCATAGAAACGATTATCGGAAATTTTCCGATGTTTTACCCAAATATGTGCATACCGAGTAGGATGACTTTGTGCTTGACGTTTGTTGGAGAATGATCCCTCAAATAATTCAAGAAACTGGTTCATCGGGCAATACTTCAGGATTAACTAAATCTAACTCAAATAATACGGGGTGGCATTCTTCAGCAATCAAGTAATCAGAATATCTAAAGATATCTTCCATAGTATATTCTTGATTGAGTGCCGCTTCTGCTAAGATCCACTTATCGTGTTTCTCATTATCTTCAAGAATATCAAATGCAAATGGTATATTCTCAATATAATACATCATCACTGGTTCGTTGTCAACGAAGACATGCTTTCTTGTGATGGTGTATCTGAAAACTGCCATTACATTTGATCTCTCAAAATTTCCTGTTACTATTTACACAGGAATGCGAGTAGGGAGACTTGAACTCCCACGGGCGTAATGCCCAACAGATTTTAAGTCTGGTGTGTCTACCGATTCCACCATACTCGCTTGGTAGTCTCAACGGGACTTGAACCCGTGTCTACACTGTGAAAGAGTGTTGTCCTAACCACTAGACGATGAGACCGAGGTGGGAAATGCTAGATTCGAACTAGCGACCTCTGCGTTATCAGCACATTGCTCTACCACTGAGCTAATCTCCCGAGGTGCTCCTTGAGGGGATCGAACCCACCTTAGGCGAATTATGAGTTCGCTGCATTCACCAGATTGCTAAAGGAGCGATAGGGATGCTGGGAGTTGAACCCAGACTAACCCGTTATAAGCAGGTCGCTCTAACCATTAAGCTACACCCCCATGGGGTTCATATACTTAACAGTTTTTTCTTTAACGCCTGGCGACGTGCTTTTGCTTGGCGTATCGCCTGAGGTTTCAGACTACGCTTCTGCTCTTTCTTGCTGTGATGCTGCCAGTTGGGAAGCGTAGTCATTGTCCTGTCTCGATTACCTAGTAATTATACCATGTATTATGTAGGACGAACAGGGGGTGTGGACAGATTCACAACTGACTGTCGCTTGATGAATGCCTTGAGCTCAGGAGTCTCTTCCCACTCCCAGATCTCCTCATGACCTTTGCTATCGATACGCTTAAGAGTCTTTTTCATTTGCCAATTCCTCGAATTTATCTAAAATAGTATCAAACGAACCAATCTGTTCAATCTCATTGATCATTCTAGCGATCTGAGTGCAAACAATCGGTCGTTCTTGCCTCGCGGCATATGCTAAAGCATTACGAAGTGAAGCAGAAGCTTCCTTCAAGCTCTCTTCTACAGAATTTGATAGAGCCATGACCCCTCTGAAACTTGGACAGTGTTATTCTACTGGGTTTCTGGGGTTTTGTCAATCGTCGTCTCGGAATAAATTCACGAGTCCCGACCACAGGTGAAAGAAGAACACATAAAGGAAGAATTTTCCTTCAACATCTCTTTCTTTTTTTCTTCTGGTGCTAGTCACGTTGCCTCCAATCTTCGGGTTTGTCTTGGGAGAACCAATCAACAATATCATCAGCACTCTCGAATCTGGTTTTATGATTGCTAGGATCGGGGTCTCCAAGGTCCATAGCGTTCATGAAATCATCTAGACTACCCTCAACCATGTTGGGGTTGCTAGCACGTCTTCTCGCCTGCCGTAGCATCGTCGCAGCGGTTCTATTATGTCTCGCCAACTTCTCCGCCCAGATCATGTCTTCAAGTTTGACTTCCTCACACTTGGTAATTCTTTCACAAATGAATTCCATGCGTAGACGGTAGTTCGTTGATAACATAAAAGTCTCATCACACCTGGATTATTTAGATACAAAAAAAGAGGGTCTTGCGACCCCCTTCACATTATCTAATTGTCAGATCAGAAGGTCCACTTCAGACCAGCCTTGGTGCCGTAACCACGGTCAACACCAGACTCACCAGAACCAACGAACGAAACTTCGCCGTAAGCACCGAGAGAATCGGTCAGCGAAACGCCAATGCCTGCCTTACCAGAAGGAACCCACTTGGCTTCACCGCCATCGGGGAGTTTGACAGTAGCGCCGCCTTGAACGTAGTAAGAAGCAGACTCACCCAGAGCACCTTCGTAACCAATATGGTTATCGATAGCGGTGCCGCCGTAGGCAGAACCAGTCCAACCAGAGTTGGCTTCAACATTCACATAGGGACCTGCCATAGCAGCGGTCGCCATGAAAGGTGCAGCAGCGGCAGCTGCGAGAACAGATTTGAACATAATTGTTTCCTCGAATTTACTTGCGGAATGATTACCCGCAGATGAAGGATCGACTTGTGCCGATCGCTGAATTGATTATAGCACGTGACATTTTTGGTGTCAAGTGGGTAGGCGCGAGTAGTTGAGGCACCTTTCCCAATTGCTACAGATGTAATTTAGCAGAGTTCTTTGCCAAAAACAAGCCCCCTTGTGCCAGTTTTTGATACGGATATCCGATAGGTTAGTTAAGTAGAATTAATGCGCCCTTGATATTAACTGCGCCAGCAGCAGTAATATTAGCAATGCCACCAGCAGTTAGACTTGCATTAGCACCTGCCGTGGCAGTCCATGATGCCCCCGCTGTTTCTGTTATAGCACCCCCAGCAGTGATTAGAACGGCATCTGCTGCCTTCAGTGAAGCACCACCAAGTAAAGCATTCATACTTAATGTAGTGTCTCTTGCCTTAACTAGTGGGGGTGTTCCTGGTTTTCCAGCAATAATCTGTTGAGATACACCACCAACCCATTGAGAATAATCACCAAGGATCTTCCAGTTGATGTGTCCTGGGGAGACAATACTAGCATTTGCTCTAGGATCAAAACTAACTTTAGTGTCTTCACTAACACCAAAGTCGATCCTTTGACCTAGGATAAGAGTTTGATCGTTATCCATGGTCTTCTCAATGTTACCAGCGTTCATGATAATAGCACCACCACCGCCAGAACCAGACTGAATATTAACTTGAGTCTTACCAATTAGCAGCAGTTCTTCTGATGCTTCGATGACAATCTTCTGTGCTCTAATATATCTTGTGCCACCAGTTGTTTTCTCAACATAGTCACCATAGCACTGCAAGTTCAATGCTTGATCTTCTTCATCATCTCCAGCATTAAACTCTAGATTTGCTCTATGTTCATGCTTTGCTTGATAACCCCAACTATGAATACAAAGTTTTCCACTACCAGGACCACTCTCTTTGTTTCTTTGTCCTGTAATTAGTTTAAGCTGACCAAGATTATTCTGCAGGATAGTAGAATCCGCTGGTCCATCAATACGAAGTGCTTTTGATTCTCCATCTGGGAGAACTCTTTCGTAAATTTCAGAACGTGTTAATGTGCCCTTATACCAAGTTCTAAACCTAGGTCCAGAACCAGTATCCTGTGTTTCATCAGGAGTTGTTGGTTTAGCAATGCTAGTGGGATATTTATTAGCAGGTTTTTGGAATGACATTATGGGCAATCAACGTAGCGTCCAGTTCCAATCTTAGTAGAACCGATTGTGGTTAGTGCATCAGTATCTAGACATGCTAGAGATGGCAAGAGTTTAGCACCGTAACCTCCGCCACCAACAATAATAATTTCTGGGAATGAACTGTATGTTGTTATACGATCAAGAACTCTTGCTCCGACAACAAATCCATCATCATTGATGATTGCTTCTGCTACATCAGTTCTTCCATCAACGTAAATGGTTGGTTTCTCTGCATAATCTCTTCCTGGTCTGATTAGAGTAAATGTATCAATAATACATCTCTTTCCAGTATCTTCTGGGAGATTCTTTTTATACCCAAATCCAGGGGTCTTTACACGAATTTCTGTTAGGAATCCATTTCTATCTAGAAGAGCAGTTGCCGTTGCACCAATTCCTTCGCCTGTGATGAAAACGTATGGTGGTTCTGCCCATGGCGATCCAGGATTATCAACAGGAATTTCTATGATTCCACCAGTCTCATCAGTAATGACCTCGCCAACAGTTGGGGCAACAAAGTCGTCAAATGTAACTTCTCCTTCTCCTTCATCAAAGTCATCAAAATCATTATCGGATGTAATTACTACATCAACATATGCTCCTTGTCCATTGATAGTAAATCTAAGCACTTCTGCGTCTTCTACAACACCATCTTCAGCAATTCCAACCGTAACCTTTGACTTGCTATCGTTAATAACGAACGATCCAGTTAAATTGCCATTGATAATATCTTCTGAAGTAATGTCTCTACCGCTTAATGTATAATAGAAGATAGATCCATTCTCAACATTTACAGAATTAATTGTATATACAATGAACTCACCTTCGGGGCAAGTTTCTCTATCCGCAACAACAGTTAGATATGGAATCAATAGATCTCCTGTGGCATCATCACGACCATCACCATCTCCATCAAATTGATCTCTGATGGCATCTCCACCGTCATCATCAGTTGGGTTTGTGATAGTTGTGTCAAATGTTTCTTCAATCTCTGGGTATGGATTTATATCTTTAATTGGATATGGGTCTCCTGGTTGTTTTAGATCACGCTCAACAATTGTGCCAAGTCCAATGTTTTTCTCAAACTTAGTCTGAACGTCACTACCTGCAGCAGGTGTGTTTCTTCTCAGCAAGACATAGAAAGTTTCATCTGGTTCTCTCTCATTCGAGAACAAAGTTCTAACTTCAATGTTTTTAGTAGTTTCTCCAGGAGAAAAACCAAGAATGTCATTTACTGGTAGATAGTCTAAACCTTCGGTTGCTGTTCCTTCATACTTTAATGTCTTGAATTTGACAGAAGATGAACCTTCAGTATATCCTGATCTGGTTACAACAAATTTAGCAATATCACCTTCTGTTACCGTGACATCGCTAATATCATATACAATTCTTTTGTTTTGTTTTCCAGTTCCAGTATCAGTTGGGTCTTTATCATCTGTCTCTGGAATGAACCCAGTGCTGCCACCAAAAACTGGGAGACCACCAGTAAATCCAACAGTGGTAAATTCTAATGTGTTGCCCTTATATGCATCATCGCAAATGTATTGAGTATAATCAGCTCCAGTTGATGGGAATAGATTATCTATTTCATCTAACAACTTATCCAAGAAGTCTCCTTCATCATCAAGTTTCTCACTACCATTTGTGCATACTTGCTTCTTCTTGCTGCAAGTTCTATCTGGTCCTGAGCAAGAGATTCCTAGAAGATTCAGAACAAAATTAATAGCGCCACCAAGAATATTAAGTGGTCCAGCAATTACACCTAGGATGTCACTCAAAGGTCCTAGGATACTATTAAGAAGACTATCCATTAAGGAGTTAATCTTCGACATGATACCATTAACGAGAGCATCTACTTGACACGCTACAGATTTGTAGATGTTCTCAACATAACTCATCAATAGATCTGTAAGGAACTGCGTCAGACGGTCAAACAAGTCCGCCATTGAGCATCCCAACTGCTTCAACAGATTATTGAAGAAAATAACAACAGGACTCAAAGAAACACCTGTCTCTAGAGGGACAAGTAATGCTTTGATTAATTTCTTTACTGCCTCAGTGATTTGCTGAATTACGAACCCTTTTACTTTAGCAACAAATTCACTGACAACTCTCATTGCCTTATTAACATAACCTCTCGCCATATTGACGCCATCCATCAATCCACCAGTTGTTTGATTGACTAGATAAGTGCCAACATTGCCACCGCTACTTTGCACAGCATTGAGGAACTCTCCCATAATGCCAGTCATCTGCGACATCATATCATCTTCGTCGCATTTCTCTGCTTTAGACTGACACCAATCTTCAGCAACTGCAGTTTTATTCTTTAGTGGAGCAACTTTTGATTCTGGAACACCTACTCTTGGTTCATCGTTGCCATCAGTAGTTCCATCTGATAATCCACCAGTTGCAGTATTTTTGCCTGATGCCTTCTGTGTTGGAGGACCATCTTTGCCATCCTGTAGTTGAGCAATAGCAGTAACAAATGGTCCAGTATCTGGTGTTCTTTCAGAGAATACTTTAGTAGCACCAGGGGTCTGACCAATAGACCCCATAATGATTGGTTTTTGCTTTTCGGTATCCATATAGAAACCGACAACCCAACAACCAGTCTCTAGTTGTGGGTGTGCTCCACCTGTGTTACCAGGAATAAATGGAACAGTTACAGGCATCATCACAGTTGCCCATGGCAAATCTTCGGTCGCAAGAAGTTCTGGATTGCCAGGATGATCCCCAACAATCCTTACCTTAAAACGATAACCACCTTTGTTGTTTTTCTCATCAGAGGCAGTTCCTTCAATTTGACCTACCCACCAATTAAAACCGTCTTGACCGATCCTTTGGGTTGGCAATATCTGTGATACTAATTGGTCCATATCAATCAGTCGTCATATACTCTACATTCCAGTGCATTTGGATTAGCATCGCAATACAACTCTAAAGGAGTAGGATCATGCGTTTCGCCTGGATGATTCTCTTGATAGTGCTCTAATTCTTCTAGTTCGCCTTCGATGTGGCGTCTTTGTTGCGGAGAGATAGTAGGATCTTCAAGGATCTTCTTATCTTGTTCAATGTGTGCTTCGATATTCTCCATGTTTAGTTACCTCCTTATACATTATTTAGTGCCGTGTTTTGATTCTAAATCGCCATAAGAATCTCGCATTAATCTTAAGGTTGTTATAAACCTTCCGTTAGTAGATTTGGTTCTGTCATAAGAATGAGTGACTTCTTCTACCAAGTAAATACCACTACTTTCTGGATCATAAGGTTCATCTTCTACTCTTTCACCAGGAGTTTTATTGACAAGTTTAATGTCAATTCTATCTCCCGCACAAATATCAGAATTGCCAGGAATAATGATAGTAGCCTGTTGATGCTTCAACAACTCATATCTCATGAGAGACTGAGCAGCAAAGTGCTTATGAAAGTCGCAGAATTCACTTGGTTTTTCTGACTGATCTTCTTCTTCGTATGATGCGATTTCTGGTTCATTATACCATGTTTCGTGATCTAGTAAAGTGGATATGATTCTAGTTGGATAATCTGAAATTGATTTACCATCAAATTCTATCAGAGAAGGAGTATTTTGCGACCCCAAGTGATCCATATCTTTATATGCATCTTTTAGACTATAATCATACTCATGATACTGACCAGTAGAATGATTGAAGAAAACCAAAAGACTAGAATACTTTCCCTTTCTCATGGCAGTCATAACATCAACTTCTGACTTAAATGTTGCTTGAGAAATAGTGAATCTATCGTCTGCTCCATCACTGACATTTGATGGTTTCTCAACATACGGACCCCAGGTGCTCTCTTCATCACCCTTCAACAAATCATCAACAGCAAAAAAGTTGAATCCTCTTTTATTTTCCCAGAAGAAATATCCTGCCGATCCTTTTACTTTTGGTTTATCAGTTTGACTCTTTGATCCAGAATTTTTACCAGCTCCTGGTAAAGGTGATGACTTTCCACTTCTAACACTCTTAACACACAAAGAAGAAATAAAATCAAATGGTCTTCTATTTGTGGCAATCAACTTAACCTTGAATTGCGTTGGTGATGTTATAGAATTTATTTTTGTATTAAACGTTTTTTTGGTTTTTAGATTTTCTTGTAAAATTCGTTGAATTATTTCTTCTGGTTTTCCATCATATCTCTTATACAATCTAATACACTCATTATTCATTGCTTCAACTGAAATCAATCCAAGAGTATAACCCTGTGTATTGTTTTTTGCATATCTGTTTCCAACTTTCCAGACTTGCATCACATATTCTTGATTTTGCTCCGATGTGCTAGTTTCTACTTCAATTTTTACAGTTTCTCCACCCTGAATGGGAAGATCTGCCAATAATCCAGCACTATCAGCAACAACTAAAGTTGCAGCAACGAATGGACTAGTTACACTTTCAACATAAGAGAAAGTTCCAACCAAGTGCTTTATTTCATACCCATCGGTTTCACCTAATGGGGCGATGGTAACACTTTTCAGAGAAAAGTCTGTTGTATTCTGAAATTGTTCCATTATCCTAACGACCTAATTCTTAAATCTTGGAATACAGAAGTTCCTGTATCAGTCATACCAATTCCTGGCGAAACTCCGTTGCCATTTACACCACCAGACTGACCTCCTCCACCATAATAGTTATTGATGATAGTAGGAGATCCACCTCCAGTAGTTAATCCCATAGTTCCCATAGCAACTTGTGATGAAGTTGCCATTATAGCATTTCCAGTATTAGTTGCAGCTGCTGGTGCTGCTGGGACTGGACCAGGAGCGGATGGTGGTGCTGCAGCAACTGCTCCGCCATTAGTAGCAGCACCTCTTCTAGCACCTTTTCCTAGATGTTTGGTTGATGCTACTGCTGGTGGAGTATTTGATGGTGGTGGATTAGAAGCAGCTGCTACAGAAGTTCCTGGCATTCTATACAAAACTCCTTGTCCGCCATAATAATTGTTATATCCAGCAATAGTATCTTCCCAAGTCATCGCTGCTTTTCCAGAAGAGTTTGAGAGAACTTTTCCGTTTGCTTGCATAATACCAATATGAGCTTGTGGTGGTGATTTACGATCTTTCATGACCATAACATCGCCAGGTGCTGCCTGGTTATATGGAACTCTTTGCCAACCAGCAGAAATCATTTTTTCTTCTGCTGTTGGAACATACAGAGCAGATCCCCATGGAGGAGTAATGCCAGCAGATTGAAAGACTTTATTTACAGCATATACACAACCATTTTGTCCATAGTCCGTTTCTTTAACATTTGTGCTTAATCCTTTTAATCTTGATGCAGTTTCTGCCAGTGCTGCGGCAGATCCTGAGGATGCACCTCCCATGACCATTGGACCAGTAGTTTGTGCTGCCAGTGATCCTCCTGCTAGAAAATCCTTATCTAATCTTTCTGATGTGCCACCTCTGAGAATGGACTGCTCTCTTTGTCTTCTTCCTTTCAATACACCTTTATTGTGTCCATAGAGTTGATCCATGGACTTAGCAATATCTTCTGTAGAACCAGTCTTTGCAGCAGGTAGAACTGCATCTGGAATACTGCCATAATTATATGCCAAAGATGTGAGAACTGCTCTTGCTTTAGGATCTAACTTGCTCCATCTATCTTCGCCAACCTGATTGATTGCTCTTTGCCTATGGCTTCCAACATTAGATCTAAATCCTGACAGTGCTTGCTCTTTGGTAATTTGATCACCCTCTTTTACTGCTCTGCCGTTAAGAGTAGTTTGACCATAACCAATAGTCCAAATGCCCTCACTATCCTTATATGCTTTGGTTCGCATTCCTTCTTCACCAGCAATCAATGCCTCTGTCAATTGTTGCTCATCAGCAGATGCAAATCCGCCACCAGGCATCCCTGCCGCATTAGCAGCACCACCTAAAAGACCATTGCCAAGGTTTGCGAGGAAACCGCCAATTCCCTTAAAAATATCTCCAAGAACATTCCCCATTTTCTCGAAACCACCTTCTCTTTCATAATATTGTTTCAATCCTCTTGACTGAAGTTCTGCAAATTCTTTCTTATTATCGAGTTGGGCATTTAATACGCCCTCACCAAACATTAAGAAAGTCTTCTTACCTCTAGAACCTTCAAGTGGGAATACACCTTCCTGACCTGCTTCACCAACTAAACCTTGGGTTGGTTGGGTGATAATACCACCACGAGCAAATGGCGTCAGTCCAGCGTCACGCGCCATCAGACCAGCATCAATAGCAGTAGAGACACCCGTTCCAATGCCTGGGATCGTGCCAGCAAGACCAGACAGCAACTCACCACCAGCACCCAGCCAGTCGCCCTTCATCGCCCTCTCAGCAGCAAAAGCAGCACCAGCGATAGCGCCTACACCAGGGATCTTCTTGAGACCCATCTTGCCAAAACCTTTAGCAGCACCCTTGGCAGCTCCAGCACCGAAAGTCTTAGCAATACCTCTAGTTATTGCTTTGCCACCGCCGCCTCTACGCATAACAGAAGCACCACCGCCCAATCTACTTGGACGACCCATAGTTTTTCTCTTCTGATCAACAAAGTCAGGAACACCAATACCACCAAATCCACCGCCACCACCAGGAGGACCACCTAATATAGGACTACAACCACATCCTTCTGGTTGCTTGAATGGATTCGGACCTCTAAAAAATTCTTTTAATTTGCTACCTTTTTCTTGCTTATCTTCTTTTTCTTCTCTATCTTTTCTCTTAAATCTTTCAGGTGTTAAGAATCCAGAAAGATCACTACCTTGCTCAGCAGCTGCTTCTTCTGATTTAGCAGCGGCACGAGACATCATTGTGTCTTGTGCTTGTATCTGCTGCTGAGCAATATTACTATCGTTCTTTGTCTGTTCTTTAGTAGTATCTACTAAACGTATAATTGCTTCTGTATTTCTATTAACAGCAGCGACAATATCAGCACCACTATCAGGTGAAATTGCTGGACCTTGAGATTGATTTCTCTCAACTTTTCCTGCTTGGAATGCTGCAATTCTTGCTTCTTTACTTAGATATTGACCAGTATTTGCATCAATACCTTCATTTACTGCTTTGCTGAAAAAATTAGTATCGTTTAGTGGTTTTGTTTGAGGAGTAGAACCAATATCCGTAAAAGTTCCACCTTTTCTGGTTTTTGGACCACCTGCTACATCAGGATCGGTAGTTCCTAAGTATTTTTGCTCTTTTCTATCAATATCAGTAGGGTTCTTTCCTACTACAATTTGCTTTTCATCTAATTTAGTAATTCCTGCTTTTCCAGGATTTAGTAGTCCCTTTGGTTTTACTCCAGGAAGAGCAGCAGCACCCTTTCCAGCACCTAATAGTGGTGTTTTGGAAGAACCAGTAAGTGCTTTTTGTTGCCCCGATTTGAGCAAATTCTGTATATCACTTACATGAGCATAAATGAGATCTTGCTTTTTACTTAATGGCCATATTTTTGCCGCCAAGAGTTTCTCGAACCCCTTCTGCAATTGTCTCCATAGGGGACTTTCGCCTGTTACTGGTGTTGGTGTAAGAAACCCGTGTGCCATTAGCGTTGCTTTGCTGCTTTTTCTTGTTCTTGTTTAACTTGTTCCAGATATTGCATTAGGAGACTGGTATAAACCTGTCTCTCCCACGGCATCATATTCTCAATCTCTGTCAAGCTATATTTATGATGCTGCATCAAAGCAAAGTTGGTCTTATAATACCCTTCCAAAGTATTATGGAAGAGTGCTATCCGAAAAAATTAGAAAGACCCTGAATAACAAAACTATTCTCAACTCCAGTGTTTGGATTCTTCAATTTAACTTCATGCTTAAGAACAGGTGCATCCTCAAAGAATTTCTGAACATCCTCAAATTGCTTATTTGTCAAACCTTCGATAAATTCAACAAATTCTTTTTTTGAGGTGGTAGAGGCATCATACACGTCATCACCATCAAAAATTTGATCAATGCAATTTGCCATAATTCTAATAACATCATCACTAGTCTGTGCTTGACCAATAATGGAAATTTTCACAAATTCCTCAAATGAAGGATATTTCATAATTACACCCATCGTGTCAGATAGCATAATTTTGTTAGAATGTCCTTCTGGTTTAGAAACTTCTATTGTGGTTAAATTTAGATTATAACGAACTTGCGTTTCTCCGTCATCTTCGCAAGTTAGCAGCATTTCTACAACTTCACCAACTGATACAGCACGAATATTGAGGAAAATATACTCCAAATCAAAAATTGCTAAATCATCGAGTTTTACACGAGATTGAATGCAACCTTTTAGCAATTCTCTTACTGCATTTTCAATCGCTTTCTCGTCTTGAGTCTCTAATGCCATTAAAAGAACTTTTTCTTCTTTTACGACAAATGGACGATATTTGATTGTTTTGCCAGATGAAGGGATTTCCAACTCATACGTTGGAAGAGCAACTTGTGGTAATGCCATTATGCTTAGATCAGATCATATGTATATTTAGCGCGACTTTTTAACCCAAAAATTAGCGGAAAAAATTTTCCCCATTTTATGGAATTGAAAAGTCAATTTTACTATACCAAAATAGAACCTGGAAGTGCTTGTTTTAATTTACTTGGTGTGAATAAACTGTTGTTAGAAATATCATTCTTGATTACATAGTGTCTCATGTATGAGAACTGTGCTGTTACTTGAGTAATCTGACTAGATCCAAACTGTAGGGGAATAGCATCGATAGCATATGGATATGCTTCTTCTAGAATGTATGTAATAGGTGCTCTTTCTGTAGATTCGTTTGGACCTATCTCCGTTTTAGTAATAGCAATTCTACATGCATAATCATCACGATACTTCAGACGAATATTTCTATTTTCTTCTCTTCCTCGATCAAATGCTTTAGATTGCATTTGCCCAAGAGTTTGTGCAGTGACATTTTCTCCAATTTCCTTGTTATCACCACCAGAAAATATAAGATCCACCCAGTCTTGAAGATACTTCAATGCTGTCATGTTAGCATCACACATAAAACCTAACTGTATATCAGTAAAGATTCTGGTGTGAGGATAATTAACCGAACCACTACCTACATAGATGCCATTACTTTGACCTTGCATTGTATTTGTGTTTGGCAGTTGTGCCTCACTACAGAACATCTCAAAGTAATCGCTAGTTCCACTAACGCCAGCAGTTCCCCCTGGAATGTATGTTAGTCCTGCTGGTGGGTTAATGAATTTAACAACAAAGTTATTACTAAATGACATACCGCCATTGGCTGCCATTGTCGTTAAAAAGCGATCTATAGACACACTAAATACCTATGTTGGTCCAACTATATTTATGGCATACTCTGGATTATACAAACCTGTAAATCCTGGCAAGTATCGTGGAAACCCAACTCGTGTTATCTATAGATCATTATGGGAACGAAAGTTCATGGTGTTCTGTGATAACAACCCCTCAATAATAGAGTGGGGGAGCGAAGAGGTAATCATTCCCTATCGTGCTCCCGATGGTAGAGTGAGGAGATACTTTCCAGACTTTTATATCAAGGTTCGTGAAAAGACTGGTGCTATCACCAAATATATTATTGAGATTAAACCCAAAAAACAAACACAACCCCCGAATGACAAAAATAAACGAACTGCCGCTTATCGTAATGCTGCTCTGACATACGCTAAAAACCAATCCAAGTGGTCCGCTGCGCGTGAGTATTGTGAAGACAGGCAGATGAACTTCTTAATACTCACCGAGGACCATTTAGGAGTATAGCAATGGCAACTGGTTTTTCAACTATCCAGCGCAACACAGTCAATAAAGACCCTGGATATACAACTCTCTTTGAGAGAGTAACAGCAGCAACAGGCGGAGAGAAGAAGTCTCTCTCCTGGTATAGAGGAGCAGTTAAACAAGAAGCAAGTAAATACAAAAAGAACTTCAACAATTATATCTTGGACGAACGCAAAGATCGTGCTGGTGCTGCTAAAGAACAAGATAAGAATGAATTAAGAAAATATACAGTGGCAGGTCATCTGTATATGTTTGAGTATAAGGCAAAGATGAAGTGGTTGCCTTACTATGACAGATTTCCTTTAGTATATGTCATCAAAGCACCAGGCAAGGATGAATTCTGGGGTGCTAACTTACATTACCTCTCTCCAAAGAAGAGATTGATTGTCACAAAGAAACTAATACAAGGTAGAGTTGATATACCTAAGGTGTGTTTCCATAAATACCTATCAGCACATGTAGAAGGACCATATCTTGACCTCGCTTCTGCTGAATGGGATACTGCCATTTTGCTACCTACAGAGGACTTTGTGAAAAATATCAATGGATTGATTTTCCCCATCGATCGACAAATTGTTTGGGAAGAGACTGATGAGAAATTCTACGATAAAATCACAGGTCAGAGAATGATCAAAGGTTACGGCAGTAAAAAATCTACGGAGATGTCTGAATAATGGCATACGGACTAGGCGAAAGAAGGAGAGATGCAATTGATCTCGCCAAACCAACTAAACCGCCAAAGAAAGCAGGTGAAACTACTACAACAACTACTACTGATCCAGTCAATGGAAAGAAAGGCACAGCCTACTGGATCAATGAAGGTGGGGAGTGGAAATCAATTAATGAACAACAATATAATGTAAGAAACCCAGACACCAAGAACTACACTGCCCTTGGATCTCCTTCTTCTAATACTTCACTGAGATATCCAAAAGATGCTGCAATGACTGGCACATCTGACTATGTATTGTTTGAGTTTTATGAATACCAACCTCCCTTCCAAGGCATAAACAAAGGTGCTACCAAAGGAGGAAGTTCTCCACTACAAACATATAATCAAAGTGCAACTGACTCTGCATTATACAACAAAGCAGAAGGATTAAAAGATGTCATCCTTTACATGCCAGAAGATGTCTCTACTGGTTATAAAGCAAACTGGACTGGTAAATCGTTTAGTAACATTGGTAGAGATGTATTAAGCACTGGTGGTGCTGCCGATGTTGGTCAATTTATGCAAGGTTTGACAACTGCAGCGGGAACAGCACTCGATCAAGTAGTGCCAAATGCCGCAAACAAAACTGTAAGAGAAGTTATAAGCAGTATTACTGGAGAAAATATCGAACAGAATGATGTGTTTGCAACAACCAAGGGTGTTATTCTAAACCCAAACGTTGAACTATTATTCACTGGACATGATCTAAGAAACTTTTCCTTGAACTATAAGTTAATTCCCAGAAATCAACCAGAAGCAAACAACATCAAAGAGATTGTCAATCAATTTAGAAAGGCAGTGCTTCCTAGTTTTGGTAATGGAGAATATGGTTTGGGTGGATTCAATGCAAATAGTGCAGCAAATAACTTTATTAAAGTGCCAAGTGTTTGTAGAGTGTCATTCATGCATGGCAGTGGATTAAATAAAAATGTAGCACAGTATAAGATGTGTGCTATCACTCAAGTTGATGTGAATTATACTCCTGACGGAACTTATGCTACATATGGTGATGGTAACATGGTTGCTATCGGATTATCACTGGCATTCCAGGAAACAAAACTCATATTCGCATCAGAGGTAGAGCAATACTAATGTATTTTTCACTTATTCCCGACATTGAATACGATGAGAAGCCTATTAGTTATCCCTTCTCAGAATCTGATTTTGTAACAGCAAAGAATTTCTTCCGTAGATACAGAATCAACGAGGATGTATTCTCTTATGCTGTTCTGTTCTCCAAATATACTATCATGGATGGAGAAAGACCAGACTCTCTAGCAGATAAAGTATATGGCAATCCATTTTATGACTGGGTGATTCTGTTGTCAAACAACATGATAAATGCACATTATGATTGGCCATTGAGTAATTTGGAACTCGTCAAGACTCTAGAGAAAGAATTTGATGATGCTTGGGGAACGATTCGACACTATGAAACGTATGAAATAGGACCATATCCAGCAGGTGTTCATGTAGATGAAACTTTCTACAATAAAACTCACAAACTAAACATCAAAGGTAACATTGAAATAAAGAATGGCAATGAAATCTGCCGTCCTGTTACCATTGCTGAATACTATACAAATGAGAATGAGAAAAAGAGAGAGATTTATATACTAAAACCAAGATACTTTAGACAATTTGTTGATGATTTTAGAAAGAAAAATCTCTACAAAAAAGACGCTAACTTTATTAGTCAGCGTCTCAAGAAAACTGGTTGATCTTTTTCAGTAAATTTTTGGCGGGAAAATTTTTTCCAAATTTGTGAAATCAGTTTCGCAAATCTGAAACCAGGCGCTCACACTCTTTCAAGTTTTTCTTACAGAAGGCACGAACATAACTGTTCGTGTCTGTATTCATAGTGTAGTGAGCGTGAGTATGTATTACTTCGATCATCGCCAAGAACCCAACACACAGGGCTACGAAGTGGCATATAGGACTTGTGGCACAGCATGTCAGGTTCTTTTTGATGTTCATCAGTCTTCTTCAGCAAGACGAGCGAAGTAAGACAGAGCATCGTCATCATCAACGACTGCCTCTTCCTTCACAGGAGAGGGAGCAGCAGTCACACGACTACGGAACGACTGGGGTTCAGGATCAGGATAGGAAGGTTCATACTCTTCATCATCCACAGAGGGGCGAGCAGCAGGACGCTGACCGACGCCAAGCACAAGGTTCAGACGTGCTTCCAGTTCTTCATAGGTCTTGAACTGATCCTTAGAAGTGAAAGCTTCAAGCGAGTGCTCGGACTTCCAGATCTTTTCCAGTTCATCATCGTCTGCGCTCAGAGCAGACACGCTATCGAACTCAGAACTATCGTAGTTCCAGTAACCAGCAACCTTCTTGATCTTCAGTTTGAAGTTAGCACCTTCCCAAAGATCGAAGACATTCACGGGGTCTTCATCTTGAAACTCAGGTTGCATGGCAGCAAGGATCTTATCATGGATCTTCTTGCCATACTTATAGAGGAACACACGACCCTCGTTCTCAGGGTTCTTAGGATCTTTCACGACAAGGATGTTGCTGTAATACTGGAGCTTACGCTTCTGCTTACGAGCAGTCTCTTTGTCTTCATCACTACCGCTGTTCCAGAGACGGCGGTTGACTTCACCAACGGGATCCTTCTCGTTGAGAGTGGTCAGGGAGTTTTCGATGTACCAACCACCAGGACCTTGGAAGGCATGGGAATACACCTTCGCCCAGG